GGAATGACGTTTGGCTACGGAAGGCCATCGTCCGTGGTTAACTTATATATATTTTATCTCAACGAAGTCTACTTACATTCATCTTATCCAACGATGGAAGAATGCAAGTGGATGGCCGACTTTGTTTTTGAACGGGTCCTGATTAAAAAAGGAATGGTCCTCAAATGCCTTTACGTAGATTAACCCATAGCTTGACAAACAAGATCGTCTATCTCTTGATAGTTGACTTCTGTTTCCAGAAACTCGTTCACAAGATCAACAGCTTCCTGCAACTTGTCAATCGCCTCTTGAGCCATCTCGCCCTTCTCGCTGTTTTGTATTGACTCCGGCATGTTGTCAAAATAATCCTGCTCATCGTTTAACGAATCTTCGATGACACTTAACTCTCGCGCCACACGTTCCTTTAAAACGTCAAATAGCTCGATGGAATTTTCCAAGTTCATCAGACCTTCACTCAAGGCCGACCTTCTCTCTTTATTCATCTTTCTCTCCTTTGCTGTAATGTTCCACATGGAACATTATTACATAGGTATAAGACATTGTCAACTGTACATTTATACAGTATGCGATTGATAACATATTGTTATATATTGATAACACCTTGTATTTGACTTAACTTTTGGTGTATGGGATAATGTCAATAGTGGGTGAAATTCCCGTTTGCTCTTTAACAATATGTAAAATTACTTTCAACTAACTCATGGACTTGAGGGGGTAACCTCTCATGCTTATTTTATGAAAATTAAAAAAGTAAACAGACCAAAAAACCACAACAGATACTGTGGTCCCGCAGTGATCTCATCCTTGACCGGTTGCGATACGAACATGGCGGCAAAAGCCATTCGTAAAATTTCCGGTCAAAGAGCCGTAAGGGGATCAAGTGACCGCAGCGTTACAACCGCACTGAGAAAGTTCTGGGGTATTGATAACGGACGTGTTGAACATATCAACTCAAAACTAACCTTGGCGGGATGGTTGAAACAGTCGAAAGATCGAAGAACTACAGGCCGTGTCTTTTTAATTAGCGCCGGTAACCATTGGCAACTAATCTCAGGAAGAAAGTACGTCTGCGGAATCTCGGAAAATGTTGTTAGCATCCGAGACAAGATAGTCAAAAGACGAGCGAGAGTCAGAGTGGTATACGAGCTAACTACTCGCGGATCACAGGTAAAGCTAACAACTCAGGGTAAACAAGAGTTGATAGAACAACCTAAACTAGAATGCGCTGTAGACCGCAGGGAAAAAAACATGTGGGCCAAGGCCAGACGACTATCAAAGAAATGGGATATTCCCTACCAAGATGAAAGCTACTGGGACTGGGGGGATTATGTCAAAAAATGGTACATCGCTTGTCCGGAATGGATCACGGGCGACGACCCAATCGAAGAAGGTCACTACCCGCGATATGCAGACGACGCTGTTGAAATCCTAGAGGTGTACGCAAAGCATCATCCACAGCACCCAGACCACGGCCAACGGAGCTACGGTCACATCATAGAGTGTTAACCCAACAGCCCCCGAAAGGGGGCTTTTTTGGGTACAAAGTTACGCCGTTACGTTATATAGAGCCAAAAATAAAAAAAAATATTTTTGTAAAATTAGCCCGTAACCGGTGTAACTGGTGTAACCGCTATATATGTATCTGTTTTATAAAAGTTTTTTTGTTACATATTTGGTTACATATATTTGTAATATGTCTCTAAAATGTGTAACTTCTTAACGTATTACATTAAGTGTTAAAAAGTTGGTTAAAAAATGATCAGTAGGGTTTTTGCAAAACTGCGTTAATGCGCCCAAACTTCCGAAAAATATTTTTATAGAATTTGATTCTATATATATCTTGTGTAGAATACTCCAAACTCACTCTTCTTAACTATTCTTATGCCAAGAAAACGCCAGCCCAAAAAATCTGATCCTGTACCAGCCCAACGCGGGCGACCGAAATCCCACAAGCTATCCCCCCTGACGCGAAGACAAGAATTGTTTGTCAAAGAACTTGTTAGCAATGATGGGCAGATAACTTTGAGAGAAGCCGCTATCAATGCGGGCTATCCCGCAGGGTCTGCTCACTCTAGAGCTTATGAACTCACAAATCCTCATATCAGTCCTCATGTTTGTGCGGCTATCAAAAGCTATCGTGACGAACTCGACCAGAAGTTTGGTATCACTTATCAGAGACACTTGAGAGATATGCAACTCATAAGAGATCAGGCGCTTGCTAACGGTGCGTACAGTGCGGCGGTTCAAGCAGAATACCGGCGAGGTCAGGCGAAAGGTGATATCTATATTAACAAATCGGAGATTCGGCACGGGTCTATTGATAGCATGAACAAAGAAGAAGTTGAGAAAGCATTGGAAGATTTGAAGCAACAGTATTCCCCAGTTACCATTAACATCACCCCAGAGAAAGAAAGTGGCGAAACGCGAGAGCGACTTCTGGAAGCAGATTCAGCGATGGACGAAGACTTCGACGACGAAGCTGCTGTTCACTAGAATCGAAAGTGTTGCAACCCCAGGAATTCCAGACGTTTTAATCTGTGATGAGAACGGCCAATTTCATTTCATAGAACTTAAAGTCATCACAGGATTTAAAGCTGGTTTACGACCACATCAAATAGCTTGGCTAACTCGACACTCGCACACCAGTTCTTGGGTTTTGATTCGCAAACAACGCACAAGTCATCCCGCCGAAATCTATTTGTATCATGCCAAAGATGCTATCGAGTTAGCGGGCGAAGGCGTTAGATTACCCCCCTCTATATATCAACTTCATCCTTTTGATTTTGACACCATATTCAAAACAATTATAAACTGGTCTTGATTAAATCGCATAATATCGTATACTCTTCATTCAACTTAATTGAAATTAAAGGAGTGCGTATGTTTTTTTTACTAGATAAAGCGGCAAGAAAATTGTATGGCGATAAAGCTGTGGATGATGCAAACAAAAAACCCCGTAAGAAGCCCCCCGCGAAGAAAAGAAGAAAATAACTTTGAAAAAAGTTGTTGCAATTAGTTTTAAAGTATGGGATAATGTCAACTCAACTAATACAGATCGGGAGATCGATATGGAAAAACTACAACCGACAGGCGTTTACAAGAAATTAACGTTTACTATGCTTGACAAGGGCAACCCAGATTGCTGGAAAGCTCTCAAGCAGTTTGCACAATTGTTTGGAGTGGACTGGGAAACGATGGCCAGAGGCGGAGAGAATGCAGTTGCCGTGCCGCTCATGTTCAATGATGGGACCGAGACTGAGATTCGGTTTTATAAAGCTAACACTCGTGGCGATTGCCGCTACAGTATCCCAGCACCGGTGCTGAAAGCGCAAGCCGAAGTGGGCGATACAATTGCGTTCACTTTCGTCATGAAAAATGGTCAAGCGATGTTGTGCGTAAACGTTACCAAGCAACCTGAGTTTGAATATATATGTGAGGTGGCGTGATGGATATTAAACAATTTGAAAAGGAGTGTTTTGAGATTGCTTTTGGTGACGGTGCGTTTGAGAACCCGTTGCCTTACACCCGTGAGGAAGTGATAGAAAGACTGCAACAGTTTTCTAATGACGCTTTGCACTGGGAGTATTCAGAACTTAGCACTTAATTTTACAAAAAGTTATTGACATCTATAAGCTGGTATGTGATTATTCCCATTGTCGGAGAGTTTGACGAGGAAAATATTCGCCAAGGTGATTTGCGTGTGGAATATCAATGTCCCAAAACTGGGCAGTTAATTTCTAGCGAACCAACGAACTGGAGCGCGGGTCAGCTTTCTACCCTAGCCGGTGCGCCCGCTGGTTATATTAAAGACCTTCCGGCCCCACTAGCCGCAGACTGTCTAACGTGGGGACTGAGGCACAACCGAGGCCGTGAGATTATCAAGACATATGACCACCGAAACGGCGGGGATTTACGAGCGGCAACCGGTCCGGACTATGGACGGATTCTTAACAAAGAAATGCTCCGGCCTATTTTGAAGGTTGCCGAACAAGGCGACTGGAAAATTGCGGGATCCATGACCGACTTTTCCGGAACGTATGACCCGTGGGCGATAACCGGATCGACGCTGTTTGCGAGCGATAGGGACATGTTTGGATTTTTGTGTGATGACTTGAATCCCATCGAAATCGGTAAGCTACCGAATGGCGAACCGGATTTAGTTTTTCGCGGGTTTTACTGGTGGAATTCGGAGGTGGGTAGTAAGACCGCCGGACTAGCTTGCATGTATCTCCGAGGCGTTTGCATGAATCGCAATTTGTGGGGCGTTGAGAACTTTCAAGAAATTAAAATCCGTCATACGAAAAATGCATTGCATCGCTTCTATGACGAGATGGCCCCCGCGTTAGAAACGTATGGTCAGCACTCGACGCACACATTGTTGGCGGGTGTCGAGGCCGCTAAGTCGGCCAAGATCGCAAAAGACGAGGACGATGCTTTAGAGTTTCTCACCAAGCGGGCTGGATTAAGTGGACGCATGGCCAAGGCGGCACAAGCCCGTCATATGCTTGAAGAGAAAAAGCCAATCAGATCCGTCTGGGATGCGGCCCAAGGTATCACCGCCATAGCGAGAGATATCCCACACCAAGATGCGCGAGTTGCTTTGGAACGAAAAGCGGGCGCACTTCTGGACAAAGTCGCCGCCTAAACTGATCAGCAATCCAACTATTGAGGCCCGCATTGGCGGGCCTTTTTTTTATTTTACTTTATGTAAAACACTTGTTATTATCGCATATCAACTAACAGCTAGGAGGCAGTAAAATGCTCAAACCAAAACGAATCCGGCGAAAAGCGCAACCGCGCATTCGTCGGAAAACAAAACATACAACGTGGAGGCGGCGATCATGAGCGTGAAAAAAGGCGATACAATGTTTTCCACGAACCATGGTTTTACGATTGAAATTTTAGAGGTCGGCAAAAAAAATGTCCGGTGGAAAAATCTAGAAACTGGCGAGAATATGAAAACTCAAACTCGCAAATTCAATTGGATGGTTCGGCAAGCTATTTTTGTTACTTGGGATCAAGACCGCTTTGATCGGGACTTTGCGGAAGCCATGAGACAACAATCGGAGGTGACAGCGTGATCAAGAGAAACCCTTTGTACTGGACGCCCAAAAGTCCGGCGGAATTGGCGGATAAATTGGAAAGCTTTTGTGATAGCGAAAAAGCAATTGCATACATGGCATCGATGTGGACCTTTAA